CTTAACGTCATCTTCTGTATAAGAAGACGGATCAGATGCCAAGGCAACCGCCATCTTTTGCGACTTGTCTTGCAAATCAGTTACCTTTTGTCCCGCTGAAATCCATGCGGTGTTTAAATCGTTTACATTAGCCATTATTTGGCCTCCTTATTTTTAATGCCTAACAGCAAAGCCAGCTTAGGATTAATGGTTTTCTTCCCATCATTCTTAGGCTGGCTTTCAGTTGGCTTATTTTGCTGACTGTTTGCTTTTACCATTAATGATTTAACACGGTGAATCATGTCAGCTGTTAGCGGCAAAACGCTGTTTGTAACTGCCGGTGCTGTATCAAACATAATGTCATCGGCGAATCCTTTTTCAACAGCCTCTTTGGCATTGATCCATGTCTCGTTAACCATCATGTTGTACACATCGCTTGGACTCATGCCGGTTTTTGCTACATAAACATCAACCAATGACTGGTCAATGCTGTCTAATGATTGGCCTGCTGAATTTAATGCGTCCACATTGCCGTCTGCTGATGTTGATGCTCTGTGAATCATCAGTTGAGCCGTTGGTGCCATCTCGACTTTATCTCCTGCCAAGGCAACCACTGATGCTGCAGATGCTGCAAGACCAACAATATTGGTAATGATGCTACCTGAATAGTTCTTAATTGCCGTTGCAATTTCACTGCCAGCAAATACATCACCGCCTGGGCTATTGATCTCCAAGACAACATCTTGTCCGCTTGCCTTTGACAATGCGCCTGATAAATCAGACGGGGTGACGGTCTGGTAACCAAAGAACTGATAAATGTCGGCATCATCTTCACTTGAGATAACGCCCTTAATTGGTACCGTTACTGCCATTCGTATCACCTCCTTTAAGGTTAGACTGATCTGGATTAAACTTAGGCGCATCGTCTGGCAAGAATCCAACTCGGCGAAGCAAAAAGTCGGATTGATTGCCAGAAATCGCACCGTTTTTAACGGCATCCCCAACGGCTGCTAAATAGCTGCTTCGATCCTGATCAATGGCCGGCTGAATATCGATTTCAATAGCAGCCGAGAATTTCTCATTTAACTCACTGGCAATAGCCTGTGCATACCGATTAAGACTATTCGCATACATGCCCTCAATCATCGATAAGGATGACTGCTGATCGCCTTGACCATTCAAGTAGCTGTCAGGAATGTTGTAGACTTTCGCAATCTGCTTGCTTGTCCAGTCTGTCGATGAGAGCAGCTTGGAGACGTCCGAGTTCAGTTCCAGCGGAGCATATGTTGTCAGCTCATCAAGCACAACTGGACCACTATTTGAGGTCGCTTGAGTCATGAATCCTGCCGACAATGCCTGCTTTTCTTTGAGGCTTAACGCCGACCCATTCTTTGCGGTCAACGTTCCGTTAGAAGTAATAGCCTTTGACAGTGCCGATATTGTCAACCCGTTGGCACTGCTTTTGATGTTCAGTTCGCTTTGCAGAGCTAACAGCGGCGAGCGGCCAACTTCTCCACCATTCCCAATGCCGAGCAGTCTAAGATGAATCATGTCCGACTGTGGAACATTGTTCATAACAGAGATGCTTGGCTCATCAAAAGAAATATTGTAAGTGAGTCCAGTGCCATCACTCAAAAGAAATACAGATACCTGAGACGGTCGCAAATATTCAAGACGAACGGGCTGACCGGTAAGCTGGTTGCGCCAAATATACGCATAGGCATTCCCATCAAGTAGCAGTTGTGCAGCCATTGACTGCCAAAATGCTTGCCGGTTAGTGGTTGCTGATGGGTGATCAAGAATCGTTTGTGTTCGTGGCTGTCCTGCTTGCATATAACAGGTTGCCAAGTCAGCGGACAATTGATAAATCGTTGCATAAAGGTCTGAGTTTAGTAAGGCTTTGCGCGCTGGGATATAGTTTGTAGGGTCAATTGCCAACCCGCCAAAATTATCAGCGATAACTGACTCGAGTACGCTCTGATATTGCGGTGCAGCACGATTAGTTGCTTTGTTATTTAGAAATCCAAAAAGCATCATCAGTCACCTCCTTTCTTGGCCTTGCTGATCACGAGCGCTGTTGCTACCAATAACATTCCCAAAATTACTTGTCCGACTAATGGACTGACTGAGAATGCGGCATACACTAGAACGCCAAATCCACATAAAAAAAGAACCGTCTCAATATTTGCAAAGAGAAACAGTCCTACCACTTTCAAGGATTTACTAAATTGTTCAACCAACGGCATCACCTCCAAACCCAAACTGGCCGTCTTCGATCATTTTTTTGAACTTCTTGGGCGTCATCAGTTCAACTTCTTTGGTGCGGTCATTCGCTATTCCATAGTCTTCAAAGTGATACATGCCTTGATAAAGAGCGTCAATTAAGGCATCAACCACATCGATTTTCAACGTTGCTTTGGCCTTATCGACTTGAATCCCGACCTTGTCTTCATATATTTGAGCATTAAGCAATGCTTTTTCCATGATTTTGTCGTCTAATCTAGTGATTGATTTCTCAATAAACATCGTTTGCAAAAACTTAGTCGGGTCTTTCAGTTCACCAGTTCGTTGCTTGACCGGCAAAAGATTCCATCCAGAATTAAGCTCTAACTGTTTAACCATGCGTGTAGCACCCATTGCATCGTATCCAAAGCACATAACGTTCAACCGGTGCTTCTCAACAAAATCAATCAGCCATGTATACACCTGATCATCATTAATGATCCCTTGCGGATGGCTAGTAATTGTGCAATAGCCTTCTTTTGCCAACTCCCTGTAAGCAATACCGTCTTGCTTTTCTTTGGCTTCAATTGATCCAGCCTTTTGCCAAGGAATAAACGAATGTTGAGCAATGTACCAGTGTTTTCCATCGCTATCTTCATACGGAAAAACAAAAGCAAGTGCGGTATTATCGCTGAACATCGAATAGTCAAATCCGATATATACATCTCTACCATCAATATCAAAACTAGGAATAATCGCCCGCTCAATGTCTGCCAGCTTCAAATAGCTATCTGATGATTCTTGCAGCCACATATTCAGGTTCTTGTTTTGAAAGTCTCCAATATTGTTTGAGAGCATGTCGCTATCACGTTTGTCCACCAATCCTTGCATTAACACTTCTCTTTGATCAGGCAAGTCCAATAGTGGATTGCTTTTAACCCAAGTTTCAGGCTTGAACGTTTCATTAAGACTGTCCTGCGCCCATATCAATCCTAAATACGTGTCAGCGTCTCGCTTGTAATCTTGCTCCATGGCTTGCTGAATCGTCTTCTGGTCTTCATGAAAAGGAACACCAGGTTTGGGATAAGCTGTCGAAATCTGAACAAATTGCCGGTTCTTCACTTTGACCTGTCCGGATATGATTTTTGATATCTTATCGCGGCTTTCTACTTCTCCGATTTCATCAAAAATGGCTGTCGTAAAATGATAGCTATCATATTGGCCCGATTCATGGCTGATTGGGCGCAACACGTTATTGTTGTTACGCATAAGGATCTGGTCTGACTGAATACTATGGGTATCCAAGCCAACCTCAGCCGCAAGCGACCTAAAAGGCTCGTTAGCAATGATCTTTTTCATCATTCCTTTGATGTACCCATATATTTTCCCGGTTTGCTTGTAATTAATCGATGCTACTAAGAAATCTTGGTTAGACAATCCCAGCGATTCAACTAAATATGAGTAACACGCAATGATTGACATCATGTACGTCTTGCCTTGGCCGCGTGCAACACTAACAATGGCACGGCTAAACCGTTTACCGCCATCTTGATTACGCCAGCCGATAAGTTGAGACAATATAAAAGCCTGCCAAGGCATAAGCTTGGTAGGCTCTCCGGTATCGACATCCGGGCAAATAGCGGCGAAGTTTAAAATGTTGCTAACCTTGTTTAAGTCGTAATTGAACGGAAAGCTGTGGTCACCTTCTAGCGAACGCTTTAGATCCTGTAGATGCCTGAATGCAGCAAGTTGAATCAGATATCCGGCTTGTTGATCACCGCTAAGAACGCTTAATGCATAAGCTGTCCCCGGGTCCCCAAAGGTACTAATAACTTCTTCAAAATTTCCCCGCTGATAAGCCCCAAGAACATCATGGGATTGTGTTAAGTCAACTCGGTTCACCTAACATCGCCTCCTAAGAACTTCTTCATCTCGGCGACTACATCA